GCAGGTTTCCCATGGGCGGAAGCCCCAGGTTAACCTACTCTAGTTCTTTGAGGCCTATGGAAACATACCTCTTTTAACGAGATTGGTGTCCTCCCCGAGAGTGGGAATGCCGGAAAGGCGCAGCTTTGTCACTGCGAACCCTTTAAATCGGCGGAGGTTGGATGAGCTACAAACGAGCCCAAGTGCGAGTGCGTTCGGGTAACACCGAACCGCCGAAGCGGTTGCCCTACAAGCAGCTATCCTAAGGAGATCACTCTCAATAGGACTTGGATGAAATCCATCTCACACTCCTCCTCCTGGGGGCCCCGAAACACAGGGGTTCCTTCCAGGCAAACTCTCACGGGTACATGGACTACTTTTGACAAGGTAGTCCTCACCCACAGATTCCGAAACGAATCTCGAGATCCCAATCTCAAAAAAACTAAAGAAGAATAACCTTCGGTTCCTCCCTGCTAACTACACAGTCCTACACTAGATCCAATTCACCCCATCGGGGCGAACGGCGTCTCGTAAGAGACTGAGAGGGGGTGGATAACCCTTGGAAGATCTCTCGAACCTCACCTCAGAAAAGAGGGAAGGGTGATCATCCTGCCACTTAAGATCCTCGATGTAGTCAATAGGAAGATCCAAGCGAATCCACCAACTATGCAGAGGAAGAGGCCACCTCCATCCCCAAAAGGAACGGAAAGTGAACCTACCTTCTGCAGGATTGACTACAAGAGGGCACTTACGAAGCCGGACTTCGTGAGGGACAACCTCTATACCACGCGCAAGAAGCACGCCTATAGAGAGGAGTTGTCGACTCTTCTCTTCAAAGAGGGGAACTAACGCAGGGGGAGGCCTATAATCCCTAGAGACTATAGGCCAACACCTGCTAACTCCCTTGTGTACGAGCTGTGGTTCATAAAGAAGGGCCTGGCGAAACCAAGACTCCTTGACAAGGACCCTGCGGAGACGAGACGGGATACCAGAGAGACAAATGCCTCTCCTAGTAATCTCGTGTCGGAGCATAACAACAATCCAACGGAAAGATCCCGCAGAAAGAGTACGCAAACCCTCCCAGAGACGAGAAAGAAGACAAGAAGTGTCAATACCAGGCTGTAAAGCAGACAACACAGGTTTCCTGAGAAACCCATGGCCTACGTGGAAAGAACGGGAATTAAGTTCAACAAAGGACGAACTAATACCTGTCTTCTCTGTATTGACAACGAGACCGAAGTGCGAGGTGACAGATACCCAATCAGAAAAGGTGATGGCATCGCCAGCAAAAGCAATGTCATCACCATTAATGATAGGAATCCTCCTCCTCTTCACTCCAGTCCTCTTACGACGCATAGTACAAACTATATCAAAACACGCTTTGTTAATAAGACAAAGGACGGGGAATGATACAAGATTGCCCATCATTGAACCGACACGAATAGGGTGCGAAACACCCTTAGTCGAAACCCAATGAAGGTTACTAGGTCTAAAGGACTCAACTAAAGTTTCTCTCTCCTCGACAGAAAGATGTGGGGACCTCGACAATACTTCTATGACCGTAAAAACAGCATCGGGATGAAGATTATTAGTAGCAGCGAGATAATCGCCGCTAATAAAATCTTCACCGTCAATACGGTCCTTTACAACCCTAGAAATATGATCGGAATTAAGATCTCCTCGGACAAGCCACTTCCTACGACTCAAAAAGTCATAGAGGGTGTCATGCACCGGCCGAAGTATCTCCTTGACCTTGGCAGTCTGCATAGTCACAACTCTGATCTTACCTTTCGTCTTGGCAGTGCCAACACGAAGAGAGTACGGATCAGAACTATGTGCAGAGCAAGCCAAAGTTCCACCACGTCCCTTCTTCACCTCGAAGCACCCGTTCTGGTCTGGTACCAGATTGGACTTCCGAGAGGCATCCAAACCTCTCCCCCACTCCGTGCCGACTAACATCGCTGTTCGTCGGGCTAGCTCACGGAGGGGACTCTTTCCCCAGCTAGCAGGAGAGGCAGGATCAAAGTGGGGCGCCTTGGAAACACCGAGTTCCCAAGCGCACCGAGCCTTCGACTTGGCCAATCTGTCGCAGAGGTGGCAATCAATGTCAAAGAGTCTATCAAGACTCTTTAACATCTGGAGGAGAGTACGATACTCTCTCTCTTGCAAACCCTCTAACAGAATGACCTTCCTGTCACTCAACTCCGTTCTGAGTGCAGAGCAATTGCGTCCGTGAAAACGGGACTGGCAAGAGGGCCTATCAGAAATGATAGGAAACTCTCTTACGACCAGTGCAATTGCTCTATTCAGAGCTTGTCGGATCGACCCTGCTGCAGGACAGCGGGCGCCGACATCCAGAGGAGGTCCCATGAAAGGGATCGTTCCGGATCTTCGCAGTGCGAAGAAAACTACAGCAGGCTG